CCAGGAGGGCCGTTTGTGCATATAGTCCCACTTCATCGTTGGCATCTGCCAGCGTGATTCCTTTATCGGCGAGCTCCTGCAGGCGATCCGCGAAAGGCCGGCCGTCTTTTGTCAGGAGTGTGAATATTCTCCTGAGTGATGTACCAGCCTGGCTTCCTTTGATACCGGCGTCAGCAAGTACAGAAAGCAAAGCGGACGTTTCTTCCAGTGACACGTTCGTTGCCTTCGCTACCGGCGCCACATATTTCACACCGTCGGCAAATGAATCCAGAGCAAGCGCAGAATTGTTGAAGGCCGCTGCCATCACGTCCGTCACGCGGCCCATGTTCGATGCATCCAGCTGGAAGGCGCGAAGTGTGGATCCGGCAATCTCTGCGGACCGGCTGAGATCTTCGCCCGTGGCCGTGGCTAGGTTGATCGTTGCTTCGGTAGATTTTAAAATTTCTTTGTTGGAGAATCCAAGGCGACCCAGTTCAATCTGGAGACCGGCAACTTTTGACGCGGCGAACTGTGTAGATCTTCCAAGGTCAAGGGCATTCTGTTCGAGTTTCTGTAAGTCAGCGCCGGTGGCGCCGGTGATCGCCTTAACAGTAGACATCTGCTTTTCGAACTCCGCCATCACACTCACGCCATACTTCAGACCGTCGAAGACCTGGGAAGCGGCGAACGTGATGCCTAGCGCCTTGCCGACACCAAGGATGGTATTTTGAAACGCGAGGGATTGTTTGTTGGCAACGGCTAATTGCTGGCCGAACTGCGCAGTGTTCGCAGTGAGATAAACCGCCATCCTTGCAAGTACACTGCTAGCCATTCTTCTTTTTCGTTTTTCCTTTGGTGCCGAACTTCTTTTCCACCTCCTCCGGAGAGAGAGGCACACTTACTTTTTTCACATCCTCCTTGTCGAAAGAGAGCTTGATGAAGTCGGTAGGTTTGAGGGCCTTCTTGAAGTGGGCGTTGTTGGTAAGGGTTAAGAGCATGCGGAACTGGTGCCATTGATTTTCCCATGCTGCCTTCTCCTTTTCAACCTGCTTGTTGTAGCGCATCACAAAAAGACCCCACTCATGCCAGGACAGATCCCAAAATTCCGCCGGTGACAGTTCCATGTCCACCACGGCGAACTCCAGCAGATCAGCTACCCACAACATCGTAGCCCCCTCAGGCTCTTCTTCTACGCCTTCGGGGGCAACCCGTTTTTTGGTACAGGCACCTTGCTGGATTCGTTGAAGATCCTGAGCGCTTCGTCATAACCGATATCATCGATCATGTCGCCTACGTTGTCCACGGTGGGCGGCTTCAGATCATGGCTCGAGGCGTAAGCGACTGCTCCGCCGTAGAAGTAGCCAAGAAGATTATTTACCATATTCTTCTTCTGCAGTACTTCGTTCATCAACTGAACGATGCCGTAGCCAAGATGCTTTTCGGTTGCGACCGCCGCGTTGGTACCGAACTTGAAGCCAACGATCTTCTTGCCGACTTTCACTTCATAAATTCCTTTTCCGACTACCATATCCCAGGATTAAGTGATTGAGAAGTCCCACTCACCATCCACGGTGAACTTGCCCGAGAACTTGGATCCGGCGTTCACATCGCCATCCCAGGTGAGCTCGTTGAGTTTGGCAAAGCAGGTGATCGTGATATCATCGCATTGCATCTTCACCCATGCGGCTTCTTTGCTCTGGTGCAGGGCAAGGAGATCTGCAAATCCGTATCCGGCTGCAGGATTAAAAAATCCGGCGAACGGGAACTCCGCCTGGTTGCCACCAGCAAGGATCTGCCGGGCTCCATTGTTGTCTTTGCAGGTAACGTCAATTTCTGCATTGGTGGAGCTGAAGGAGTTGGATGTCAAGCATCCGATCAGCTGACCATCAACATACAGGCCGATGTCATTACCATTTACTACTGTTGAGGCTGCCATTGTTTTCTTTATTTTTTAGGTTTAAAAAAATCACTCTTTACTTTCTCTCTGGGCGGGTAACGCCCCTCATATCGTTTGGCCTTCCCGGAGTTTATCAGCTCCTCGGTCAGCTCTTTGTCTCCCTGTATAATCTGTCCCACCGGGTACTTCTTGCCGCGGATGTTGGTCCAGCTGGCGATCAGCACGACACGCCTTCTCATGTTGGTATATCTCTCTTCACATGAGCAATGAAGGATGTCAGGCGAAAAGGCTTTTGAGCCTCTTTGTCATAACCATCCTTCTGTCCGTTGAAAACAATCCGGTGGAAATAGAACCCTGCGTCCGTGGTGATCGTCTTCTGCTCGAGCGCCAGGCGTATTGCCTGATCCATGTCATCAGCCTGCTCAACGCTGCGCGCGTAGATGTAGCAGTCAAATGAAATCTGGTCGTACATGCTGGGCTGATCCTTCACATTCGTTGGAAGATTTCCAGTGACCACCAGGATGATGTAAGGAACCTTCTCTTCGTCACCTGCCACCACCCAGTAAAACTTTGGCTTGGTTGCGGCTTTGTTGTCACCCACCAGCGCGCAGAGCGTTGCATCTTCTGATAATATTTCGATGATACCCTGGATCATGCGCTGGTCTTTAAAGTCCGTTTCATAAATCGCACTACTTCAAAGGCGAGCTCGCTGTTGATCTTCGACTCCACCAGATCCTTGGTTGCTTCCCATGCCGGACCGGCAAAAGGTTTCGCTGGCATCTTGCCACGACCTGCGCCCGACTTCGTTGCGCGTACGGCGGTACCATACTCCACCAGGTGGCCGGCAAATCCCTTGTAAGGTTTTCTTCTTCTCGGTCCAGCGCTCACTGCGCCGAGGTCCCTGGTACCGATGGACCTTCCGGAAGCTTTCACGATGCCGATGGAGTCAGCCAGGTTACCGGTCTTGCCGACAGGAGCGAGGGCATGTTCTTTGTCGATCAAAGGAGCAAGAGCACGCACATGAGCATTCTGGAATACCTTGTCGGAGAGGGCCGCCGGTAATCCTTTCAGCACATTGTCTACCTCTTTGAATCCTGTTACTCTGATCATGTTACTACTTCGTTATCGATAAAGTCCGTTGCCAGTTCCATTTCCATTTTCCTTCCGATCGGCTTGATGGAGAAGATCCGGTACCAGGCTCCCTGGTAGACCACTCTCATCTTCGCCGTAATTCCTGCGCGGTAACGGATGTTGAAGACCGTTGCCGATTCACTTGTCAGGCGCTGAGCTTCGTATTGCTCATAGCCTTGCTTGTTGGTGACTTCTGCCCATGTTGACAGAACCTCCTCCCAGTGATCAACGATGTCCGAGTTCGCAGATCCGTCCACGATCACTGGCCGGTCAATTCTGATCTTGGCGTCACGCGCGCCTGCTGGCGTCTTAGTTTGCAGCATGCTCCAGGATCATTGCGTTGATCATTGTCACTTCCTTTTCACTGAGTCGCTTGAAGATATCTTCGATATCTTACGGCACACCAACCCGGTGATTGAATGGCCAGATATTCTCCGCGCTCTTCACATCGATCACGCCGGGGAACGCCATTGGTTTCACTTGCTTGTAATCGATGCCGCGTCGCATGAATGAAAAGACACTGTTGTTGTCAAGGCCTCGCTCCAGGGTCTCCTTCCATAACCGGAAGTCTACCAGCTCGAGCAGGGACCGGTGGATCATCCTGCCGGCGCCATAGGTCGAGTTGCTTTGAAGGCGATTGCAATACCCGCCTTCACTATCGATGTAAGCCGCGTCGCGGATCCCGAAGAATTTCACGCCCGATTCAATGAATGGCTTGTAAGAGTCGAGCAGCTCATTGAGAATAAGATCATCACTTCCGATCTCCATCAGGTAGTCGAAAGTGTGATTCTTCGCGAATGAAAGACCATAATTCTTCTTCCTTCCGAGCGGAGAATTCTCACACTCCACATAGTTCACATGGTACTTCGCGCAAAGCGGTTTCATTTCTTCTTCGCTCAGCACGGCCAGCACCTGGATATCAAAATCCGGATGCGTACGTAAACGGTTAAGACCCTCGAAGCAGAGCTCCGTGATCTTAGGCCGCTTCCACAGCGCCAGGAAGATTAATATCTTAGTCTTGCTCAGCATTCCAGTAAACTTTTATCGGGTCGAGTAACTTGCGTGATCCCCAGCAAAGCATGTTGGTGCTTGTTCCCAGCACCTCATCCTGACGATTCTGGTAAAGTGTTGTCACTTGCATGAGGATTGCCTGCCTGGCCTCCTCCGGGAAGTTGAGTCCACTTACCGAATCGTAGCCTGCAGTGTATTGTACCGTCACGGCATTGGGCTCATCGGCGATCGATGGCCATGAGTCAGTTGGGAAGATCCTTGCCAGGTCACTGTGCAGATCTGTTTTGTAGTCTGCCGGATCCATGGTCTGCTCCACGCCATCACCATCGATGTACTTCACAGCGTCGATGGATTGTATCGGACCGTAGGGAACGATAATACCATCACTACGCCGGCGACGGTTGTAGTAGTAATCTCCGTTGCAGGGAAACCGGTCCAGCTTCATCTCTCTCTCCTGGGTGAGGAATGACAAGCCGGCATAACTCTCTGACATACGGCGGGCCGTCTTAATGAGCGAGGTAATCAAAGCATCCTCATCAGTGTAGTCGTCTTCAATGTGCAGTTGCACCTTGGCTTCTTCCAGGGTGACTGGCTCTGAATCGGGAGCTTCTGTGACTTTGCTATAAATTACCACGCCTATTGGATTGAGTGATTACCGTTTTGTGAACCTGGAAAGACTCTACTTTTTTTTCGAAGTGGCTTCAGGAAGCGGCTGAAGAGAATTCTGATGTTCTTCAGCTTCTTTCTTCGTCACTTCAATCGCCTCACCTTTGCGCGCGATAACATCTTTCAATTTTCCGTCGGTACCCTCAGATTGTCTGAGCAGGAATGTCCTTGTTGGAATCATTTTCATAGTAATAGAATTTTAAGGGTTAAACTTTCTCTTTTAGTCAAAAAGCCACGGAGCGATTTGCTCCGTGGCTGCTATTAATTTTCGTCAGTTAATTAGGTTGCAGCAGGAAGATCAGTTGCATCCCAGTCTTTACAGATAATGAACTCGGCAGGCTGTTCGATAACCATGTTCATGAATGCATTCACTACGGTACGAACCTTTCCACCGATCGCCTGAGTGTAGGGATCGAAGAGAAGATCCATACCTCCCCATGTTCCGAGAGTCAATCCTGGCCAGTTGGTGGAATATGCGATACCAACAAGGTCTGTCTGACCACCTTCAGTGAAATCAGAAGGAATAACTTCAGTTGAGACAAACTTGCGGCCAATCAGAGACCCTGCTTCAGGATTCAGGATAAAATTCCCTTCAACTCCTGACGTTTGCTTTGGTGTTTGTGCCAAAGCAAATTCACCATTGGCATTGGTCATCCATCCGGCTTTTCCCTGGCGGGCCTTGGCTGCCTTTACATCACGCATCATCTGCAACAGACCATTGTAGGTCATGTTGTTGGCTGCTCCTGATCCGGTGGAGAATACTCCAACACCTGACGCGTTGAACAAACCAGTTGGCTGATTGTTGAGTCCTGTTCCCACAAGACCAGCGTAATCGATAGTCAACTGATATCGATTTTCAATGATACCTTTCAACCATGGCTCTACGACGAACACCGACTGCTTCAACATTTGAAGAGAGATGTCAACAAATCCGCCCACACGTTTGGGTGCCAGGCTGATGTTATCCAGAGTCGGTGTTGTTTCGTCGACATCGGCGGTTTCTGTCTCCCATGAGAAGGCTACATCACCGGTGTGACGAACCCACTGAACATTCCCGCGCAGTCCCTGGAGGACCGTGATCCCCATGTCCGTCAAGGCGGGCTTAGGGTTCAGGATTGGAATCATACCACCGTAGTCCGTGAACACGGCGTCTGTTCCTTCTGTTGCTACAGTTAGAACGCGTTCCTGACGACCAATCTTGATCATCCTGGAAGGGATTGCAATATTCCCTTGAATATCCTCGCTGCTTTCTTTTGCTTCAGCGACGGCCATCTGGTAAATCTCACTTTCCACACCATCCAGATTTTTCTTCTTCTGGATCTGCTTGAACGCACGACCGAAACGGTAACGACCGGCCATCTTCCTGAACTCCTTGTCAGCTGCATCGTCTTCGTCCTCGTCGCGCTCACTTTCAGGCTTCCTCAAAGCATTGCGGCCAGCAATCTTCTTTTTGCGACCCTCGATTGCTTCTTCGGATTCAATAGCCTCATCGAGAACCTTCAGTTCGTCCGTGAGACCTTTCATCTCTTTCTTCTCGTCCGGGGTCAACTCTGTTGCCTCGGCCTTCTTGGTGAGCTCTTCGAAGCGTGCTTCCTTCGCTGCCCGTTGTTCATATAATTTTTTAAGCATGATTATTTTTTGTTTTGCGTTTTGTTAACTCCTCCTTGTATTTATTGTAATCGGGATCAGGTCCCGTAGATTCTTCGCGTTCTTCTTTCTCGATTGAATCGAGGATCTCGTTGGCGATGCGGCGCACTTCAGAAACTTTTATTCCCATGCGTGTGAGGAAGCCTATGCCGGCGCGGGTGTGGTTGACCAGGCTCTTCTTCGTTGCTTCCGGATTGGATGGGATGTTGACGATCGAGAACTCAAGGAGCTCCTGGGCAGCGTAGTAGTAAGTTTCCTCTTCTACGCCTTGGGCATTTTTCTCTTTCTTCTTTTCTCCCTTGCCCACTTCCAGAAAGCCGACCGATGTTGCGTTCAGACTTCCGCCTAAAACCTTTCTGAAGATCTTCTCAGCAAGTGGATTCACGTCCGCTGTTTCGAATGTCACTTCACCCATCAGGCGACCATCTTCCATGAAGGCACGACCGCGGCCGAGAACATCATCCGGATTCGGAGGCGTGCACATGTTGTCGCCATACACGTTGTGCTGGTATCCGACAATCGGGTTGTTGTTGTAATTGTCCAGGCTCCAGCCTTTCATGTTGAGCCTGGTACCGTGGCGATCCTTTCCGTCAGTTGAAATGACAAAACGCACTGTGCGTGTCTCTTCAACTTTCTTTCGTGCCTCTTCTGATTCGAGCCACGACTTCACAACAGCACCTTCCAAATATTTTTTTAACATAAAATGTTAGTTTATAACTTCGTTAAACTCGTATGCATCACGCTTCGCGCTGCCGTCACCAATTGGTTGCGCCGTAGACTTTGATTCCCAGAACTTGCGCAGCTGATCAACTGGGATCATCCCGCCCTGAACAACCTTGATGTCTCCGCCTTTGTAGCTGTTCATATCTTCGAGACTGCGGATCTCGTTGCCATCCATGGATCCAGTGTTTCTCATTGAGGTGTAGAATTCTGCGCGGGACTTCAGATCTCCACGAAGCAATCCGTTTACATTCATCTTCATGAACGTGGTGGCCTTCTCCGCTTCTGTGAAAAGTTTCATGTTGCATTCCTTCTCGATCATCGTGACGATTGGAATGACAGTGTGTTTTGTATAGATCAGATCACTCTGCTCAGCGTTGGCGAATGTTGCGCGCTCGTAGTCCTGGGCGAATACTGGCGGGATCTTGTAGATACCCCAGATATCAGTCTTATTCATCTTCCTGGAAGCGATGTACTCAGCGTCCCCTGGAGAAATGATCGTTGGAGTGAACTTCCAATTGCCGGACATCACCTTGATTTTCCCGTCCTGCTTGTTCCAGTCTTCTTTGTTTTGAGCTCGTTGCTCAGGGGTGAGATCCCCGTCGTAGGAAAGAACTCCAGGAGGTTTTGCGCCAAGCGCCTGGCCGACGTATTCGTCCAGTTTCTTTGCCATCCCCATGGTTGCCTGATTCTGACGAATAGGCGAGAGGCCATGAAGACCATCAAGAGAGAACATGCGGAAGTGGAGAACATCGCGCGCGGGATAGGTTCTTCCCTCGTACGAGTAAAACGCCTCACCATCAACCAGATTGATGGTTACCATCGATGATTCCCAGATCTCGAATGACTTCGGCTGGAATCTCCCATTGCGATGGATGTAGATGAAGGAGTTGCCTTCGCTGTCCATATTCAGCATTGCCGTCATGAACATATTGGCCGATGACATGTAGTTGCTCGGCTCGTGCGCAAGTGGGTAGTAAGCAGGATGATTCGGAAGCGACTCAGTGTTTCCGTCTCCTATCGATTTGTAAATATTGATCGGAAGAGATCCGATTGTCTGAGAACGAACGGAGAGCGCTGTGTAGACTGCGGAGATCGCTAACGCTTGACGTACAGATACTTTCTGTAAGCCAGTGCCATAAACAAAGTCCCAGAACTTTCCGCTGATAGACATATCGGAAGAAGTCGAAGACCTCTTCTCAAAATTCCATACATGTTTGTTGATGAAGTTCTGAAGCGTTGCGCCCATAACGAGCGCGAATGAGTAAAGAAAAAATTGATACTACCGGAAACTTTGTTAACATTCATCGGAAACTTTGTTAACTTTATAAAGCACCAATTTTTTAAACCGCTGTGAATAAGTCGCTTTACGAAAGATTCAATCAGGAATTCGAAAAGAGCTTACCCAATCATCAAACAACTGCCGATGCTTTCACTTCTGCGAATAAAAACTTCGAAGAAGTCTGTGGCTTTCAGGCATATAAAAACTACGACAGCTTCAAAGTCGTGCGAAACAGGAAAAGAAAGAAGGGGAGAAGTTAAAAGAATCGCCTGATCGTCTCAAATGCTTCCGCATACTCAACGCCCGACTGAACACCACGGACGGTGGCCAGCGATGTGATAAAATTCGGGTTCATGTAAGGCCTATGTGCCTGAGTCTTATACCTTGACAATGCTGCACACTTCTTTTTAAGCTGATCACCCGTGATAGAGTGATAGGAATCAGTCGTTACTGAATAATTATTCCAGGGAAGCTCGTAACCCAGCATATTGCAATCTTTAAACGCGCGAAGGGATTCCTCGTGGATCACGCGGTGGTCTTGATGGACGTCCAGCATAGGAGTGAAGACCACATCCGGCGAATATTTCTCTTTCGCGCTCAGCATCTCATCGAGGATCTGCTGACGACTTTTGTCGAAGTTGCGGACCGGGTGATTGAAGATCAATGTCTCTTTTACTTTCAGGATGTAGGTGGCGCGCTTGCACTCTTCAATCAGTTCATAGTTGCCACAAGAAGAGAACGCTACATAAAT